GATAGACTAATCTTTTCTGCTCACGTATTGAATGGATATAAGAGACAATTTCAAAGTCAAAGTAGTGGAGAAATTATTACTAAAACACCACCTAGTCCTATTTCTTATAGTAATTATACTGTATTAGAGTCATTAGCCAATAATGGAGAGTTGACTCTTACAGATACACTTAAAGTAGGTGATGAGGTTATTTTAGTACCTACATCAAATGAGCAGAAGTATTTTGTTTTAGATAAGGCGGTGATGTTATAGTGTTTCCAGAGTTATCAGAATTAGAATTTGAGAATTTTAGCCAACAACAGGATTTATCTAAAATAGGTAAGTCTTTTTTATTTGACTTTAAAAAAGGTGATTTTGTTTTAAAAGATGGTAAGTTAGTTACTGTTGAAGGTGTTGAGGCATTAAAGATATGGATTGAGAAAACATTAAGAACTGAAAAATATAGATTTAAAGTATATGAAGATACCGACTATGGGATAACTTTAGAAGATTTAATAGTAGGATATGATTATTCTCAGAGTTTTATTGAAGCAGAAATCAAAAGAGAAGTTACTGAAGCATTAACTAAACATCCGATGATTGAATCTCTAGTAAATTGGAAAATTGAAAAAGATAATCCAACTTTGAAGATTTCATTTAAAGTAAATTTAATTAATGGCACTAACTTCGCACAGGAGGTGAATTTCTAGTGTTTGAGAGTAATACAAATCTAAAGTTACATAATGAAATGTTGCAAGATATAAGTAATGAATACGATAAAACCTCGGGAGAATTTATTTATGATGCTACTAGACCCGCAGCAATCAAATTTGAAAAAGCATATAAAGACTTAGACATTGTGGTTGATATGTTCGATTTAGAGAATCTTACTGGTCAAGAATTAGAAAAAAGAATCCGTCAAAGGACAGGACAAACAAGAAAAGAAGCTACTTTTTCAAATGGGATAGTTAGGGTTAAAGGTAATGGAATAGTTAGTATTAATGACTTGTTTGAAACTGAAGGTGGTATTCAATTTAGACCTATTGAAACTATTACAATAGTTGGTGAGGGATTTGTTAACATACAATGTACGATTGCAGGGACTATAGGGAATGTACCATCTAATCAAATTAGGTATATACCAATTACTATTGCAGGAATTACAGAGGTTACTAACTTAGAACCTACTAAAGATGGATTTGAAGCTGAAAGTGATAAAGAATTACTTCAGAGATATTATGAAAGGATTCAAACTCCTGCAACTTCAGGCAATAAAGCACACTATAAAAACTGGGCAAAAGAAGTACTAGGAGTAGGAGATGCTAAGGTATTTCCACTTTGGAATGGTGATAACACTGTAAAAGTAGTTGTAATTGATGCTAATAAACAACCTGCAAGTGTTGAGTTAGTTGAAACAGTCCAAAATTATATTGATCCTAATATTTCTGGACTAGGTAAGGGTGAAGCACCGATTGGAGCTTTTTGTACAATTGCAAGTGCTTTAGGAAAAGAAGTTAATATTGGATTTACAGCTGTTAAAGATAGTGCATATACAAATGAACAGATACTAGATAATGTTAGAAGCAAGATAGTACAATACTTTAAAGACATAGCATTTGTTGAAGATTATGTGAGTTATGCGATTATTGGTAGTTTAATATTACAATCTGAAGGTGTACAGGATTATTCAAGTTTAACCGTTAATGGTGGCACTAGTAATATCACAATTGAAAATGAAGAGGTAGCAGTATTAGGGGAGGTAGTTATCAGTGGATAAGATGATAAATTACCTTCCTATTTTCATGCGTAAATCTGAAATATTCAATGACATATTCAATGCAGAAGAAAAGCAATTTCAATTCATTGAAGCTAATATTGATGATATTAAAAAACAATTAAATGTTGATACTGCAACTTGGGGTTTGGCAATCTATGAGAAAGAGTTAAAGATTAAAACTGATTTATCTAAGCCACTTGCAGAGAGAAGAAGTGTTATAAAATCTAAAGAACGTGGAACTGGAAAGGTTGATGCCAAACTAATACAAATAGTAGCAGAAGCCTATTCAAATGGCGAGGTAATTGTTGATTTCAATGGTATTATAATAGTTAGATTTGTAGGTACTAGGGGTATTCCACCTAACTTACAAGACTTAGAAAAGACAATTGAAGAAATAAAACCTGCCCATTTACCATTTATATTTGAATTTTCTTATCTTACATGGAATGAATTTGATAATTATAACAAGACATGGGACGAGTGGGATTTATTAAATCTTACATGGGACGAATTAGAAATTTATAAAGAGGTGATATAATGCCCAGTGAAAATAAAACGCCTAATATTGGTCTAAACCAATGGCAAGGAAATGAAAATGTAAAAAGACAAGACTTTGTTGAAGATAATTTAATAATTGATGAAGCATTAACACAATTAGAAATTAAAAGTGGTGATCTGAACTTATTAACTACAGAAAATAAAACATCTCTAGTTAGTGCTATTAATGAAGTAAATTCCAAAGAGGTTGATTTGACATCTGTTAATGAAAGAATTGACGAAAATGTCAATCAAATAGGAATTCTATCTGATGAGCTTACGACGCATAAGGCAGAACAGATGCCACATGTTTTTATAGACAATACAACTGAAAAAACTTACAGATATGGAATAGCGATGCAAGATGGAACTTTAGGGATTATTTACGAGGAGGTTGTTTAGATGCCAGAATTTTTACCATTCAGCAAAGCGGTTGATTGGAGTACAAAAACACCACTGTTTTTAGGAAGAGAAGTAGATACTTACGACCCTCCAATTGACTATAAGGATGTAAGTGGTTTAACTATTCCCTCAGCGCAAGCAGGAAAAGGGTTAGCATATTCATTAGATGGAATGTATATGGCTGTTACTACAGGAACGAACTCTCCATACTTATATATTTATAAGAGAGTTAGTGAGGGAGTGTTTATTAAGTTAGACAATCCAACTGAACTACCTCCTTCTGGTACTAATGGTGTTGCACTTTCCCCTGATGGTACATATTTGGTAGTTACACATAATACTAGTCCATTTATTACTATGTATAAACGTAGTGGGGATACTTTTACTAAACTAGCCATCAGTGGTACACCATCCACTGCTTATGGGTGTGAGTTTTCATCTGATGGAGTATATTTATCAGTAGCACATGCAAATAGTCCTTATATAACTATATATAAACGTAGTGGAGATACTTTTACTAAATTATCAAATCCATCTATTTTACCTAATGGGGCAGCGTTAGGCTGTAGCTTTTCAGCAGATGGCATTTATCTTAGCGTAGCTTCTAATACTAGTCCATTTATTACTATGTATAAACGTAGTGGAGATACTTTTACTAAACTAGCTGACCCTAGTATATTGCCAGATGGGTCTGCCAAGGATTGTAGTTTTTCAGCCGATGGTGTTTATCTTGCAGTAGCTCATGACGTGGGTGTGGTGACAGTGTATAAGAGAAGTGGTGACACTTTTACCAAACTAGATTTTCCAGTTGCGTGGGTTGCAACAACACCATATCCGTATGCATGTGCATTTTCACCTGATGGAAATTATTTAGCAATAGGGGGTCAAAATATTAGTCCTACCTTCTTGATGTTTAAGAGAGATGGAGATACTTTTTCTCCATTAACTTCAGTAGCCCGTATTTTCAGTGTGGTATACGGAATGAAATTTTCTCCAGACAGTGCTTTTATTGCTATAGCCCATAACGGCACTCCCTATATTAGTTTACTAAAGGGTAGTGGTGAATTACCTTATCTACAGGCAGAGGTAATAGGCAGTGGCTATTTATGCAGTCTACCTCCAGGAACGTATAGACTTACAGTGGATGGGGCATTGAAACCTTGGGAGATTAGAACTGAAGATACAGAGGTTAATTTATTTCCATTTAGATTCAATACATCTGTTAAAGTATCTTCTTATACTCCAGCAGACCAATTCAAGACACAAGCAATGGTGGTGTTAGACTAATGGAAAAACGTGTAATAAGTGTGGAAAATGGTATTGAAACAGTAGAAATAACTAGTGATAGTGGTAAAAAACATATCGTAAAGCAGCCTATCAGAAATACAGTGGTTAAAAAAACTAAGATAACAACAGCAGAATTGCTGGCAGAAGAAACATTGTTAGAAACAAAGTACCAAACTGTATTGCTAGAAATGATGATGTTATAGAAAGGGGATATATTATGAGTGCATATCAATTATTGAAAAGAGCAATAGAAAGAAGTAATGGAAGTAATAAAGAGGATTTAACTAAAAAAGCTAATACATTTTATTTTGCAGGTCAATTAACTGAAGAAGAATATATGGAGTTAATTGGCTTAATTAATGCGTTATAGGAAATTAATGCGACATAAACCAATATTACAATAGAATTTGCATTTTATCGAGAAATCGAGGTCTACACCCATTGCAATTACTAGGGTGTATTTTTAGTTTTTGGGGAATATGGTGAGTTTGGAGGAGATTCATCGTATTCCTTTTTATTATGTAACTTTTTCATCAATCTATGCCCCGCAATATCTAACTCTATGTTATAATGAATATAAACTAGAGAAATTTTCAACGGGGGAATAGAATGATAGTTAATTTACCTTCTGAATTCACAAAAAATACAATGGGATACTTATTAAATCAAGTTATAGATCATGAGATAGAACCTAAAGATAAAGAAATAGAATTTGACTTCAACTATTTAAATGTTTTTATAGAGCCATCAGGTGTAACCATCCTAAGTAATTTATTTGAATGGTTAAAGAAAAAAGGTGTTGATACATATATTCTTCATCCCGATGGGTTTATCTTAAAGGGTCCTTTGAAATATCTTGATGATTCAAGATTTTTTGAAAAATATGTTGGTGAAAAACTGAATGAAAGTTCAAGACCTAGAACAACAACATTTCCATTGGAGTCTGTACAGTATAATCATAGCCCTGCTTTGTTAGAATTAAGGTTTATACCTTGGCTTTCGAGAAGATTAAATGTAAATGCTAAGTCACTTATAGATATAAAAATTTGTCTAGAAGAAATATTTAATAATATAAATGATCATGCACATGAAAATACTGGTTGTATTTACGCGCAACACTATCCTAACAAAGACAATGAAAATAAGGTAGTAATAGCTATATCAGATTTTGGAGTGGGCATACCTTATAATATTAGAAAAGTGAAAGAATGTGGTGATGATGGCGAAACATTAAAAGAAGCAATTAAAGAAGGTGTTTCTTCAAGATCCACACCGAGAAATAGAGGTGCAGGACTACATACACTAGTAAAAAATGTTGTTGAAAATAATGGTGGTCGTGTTCATATTCATTCAAACAATGGTATACTTTCATGTTATAAAGTTAATAATGCAATGGAAGTACATGATTCTAATTCAGATAGTTTTTATCCTGGCACTTTTATTGAAATTCAACTAATGGTTAATAATATAGAGTTTATCGAGGATGACGAGGAGGAATTCGAATGGTAGTTAATGTTTTAGACCATGTCCAAAGATGTTTTACCAATCAAGATGGTGAAGTTATAAGAGGAATTATCTTAGATGCTTTTTCTAATGACGAAAAGATCACAATATCATTTAAAGATATCGATGGAGTTAATTCTTCATTTATAAATTCAGCATTAATTGAACTTTTAGACAAGTATGAGTTTGATTTTATTAAGAATAATTTGGTATTTGTAAATACAACAAAACAAATAAATGAAATGATAAGAAGTAGATTTTCTTTTGAAGTCAACAAGAAAAAATCAATAATAAATTAATAAAAACTAAGACCCTGACAATAGGGTCTTTATTAATGCAGTTTTTTAGGTTTTATCCAGAAAGAAATTCGTGCCCCTCACAATTTATTTTATATAAATAAATTTTATTTATGTTATAATCTGTGTAAATATAAGACATTAGTGTGGGAGGAATTTGTAGTGGGAATTAGTTTAAGTGTTTCAGAAAGTTTAATGAAATACCCTTTAATACTTTCAATGTTTATTCTAATCATGTATATACTATTAAGAATTTTAGGAGAAAAAACATCCAATAGTAATTATTTATTTGCAAATAGACTTGCAACTTTAGGCAAACTTATTATATATGGATGGTTAGCTTGGTGGATTTATTCAAATACAAGGGGACTGGATGATATAGAGGTATTAACATATTTTACTTTTCTATTAGCTTCAGTTGAATGTGCACATAACTTAGCAATTTTTATAACATCTAAATCCTAGGTGTTATTTTTATGTCTTGAAAAGTAGGTGAGATTATGGAGACAGAAGTAATGAAATATTTATTAGGTCAGGGGGTATTCGCTGTATTATTTGGATACCTTCTTTTTTATGTCCTAAAAGAGACAAGCAAGAGAGAAGCAGAAAGTAGTAAGAGAGAAGAAAAATACCAAGAAATCATCCAAGAGTTGACCACAAGATTTGGTGTAATAGAAGGTATTAAAGATGATGTAAGAGAGATTAAGAATAAGATTTTTTTATAGTGGAGGTGGAACGGATGGAATATAAAATAGATTTTATACCTAAAGGAAAAAAAAGAAGTGGATTAAAAATTAATATGTCATCAATTACAATACATAATACAGGCAACCCTAAATCTACTGCAAGAAATGAAAGAAACTACCTTACCAATCCACATAATACTTCTGTAACTGGTTTTCATATTGTTATAGATGAAAAAGAAGTTATAGAGTGTATTCCGACTAATGAAAGAGCTTGACATGCTGGTGACGGTACTAAGGGTACTGGGAATAATTCATCTATAGGAATAGAGCTTTGTGAAAGTGGAGATCAAAAGAAGGTTTGGGAAAACGCTGTTAAATTGGTTGCCAAAATGTTAAAGGAAAGAAATTGGGGAGTAGATAAAGTAACTACTCATCAACGTTGGAGTGGCAAGAACTGTCCTAGACTATTACTTCCACGTTGGAACGAATTTATAAGAGATATAGAAAAAGAACTAATAAAATTGAGGGCAGATAGTGAAGTAAGCCCATGGGCTTTAGATGCTTACAAATGGGTGGTTGAGAATGATATAAGTGATGGCAAGAATCCAAGTGAAACAGTAACACGAGAACAATTGTGGGCTATGTTATATAGAATGAGGGGGTTAAATAATGATTGATTTTATTAAAACATTTATAATGTTAAATGTAATAGAAGTTGCGGGAACAGTTTTGGTATGTTTGATAGCATTACTACTTTATAAGAGAGGTAAAACAGACTTTGTAAGAAGGATAATTTTAGCCTTAGTCACTGAAGCAGAAAAACGCTATGGAACTGGAACAGGAGAACTAAAGTATAATCATGTTGTAGAGAGAATATATGAAGTATTGCCGTGGATAATTAGAATATTATATAGTAAAGAACAGGTAGATAAGATGATAGAGGATGCAGTAGAGTATTTAAAAAGGTATTTAGTTGAGGGTAGAGATTTACAAGGAATATAAGGGTAGTTTCTTCACGTACTTATAACTACCCCTATATTAATGTCGTTACTAGGATGCCTATTGTATTGTGGTCAATCATTTTTAATATTATGCTATGATGGTGATTTAAAGTTCATTTGGTTAACTTAGATAATAAACTCGTAAAATTATTGTTTGACATTACTTTGAAAGTCCTCTAAAATTGAGTTGAAAGGTAGTACAAGTCAGAAGGACTTTTTGTGTTATACTAAGTTGAAAACGTAGTATTTCCAATTGTTCGATGAGTGTCGGATTTTATAAGACGAATGGGGTTCTGGAGGTCGCAGGTTCAATTCCTGTCAGCCAGACCAGTTAATGATAGTGTTAAAATTTAAATGAAAAATAATAGGCTCTTTGTCAACTGGTGTTGGTGAAGAAAATGAAACAATTTTGACCTAAGAAAATATAATCAAGTTAGTGGCTTGGGATAACATAAAAGTTATCTTAAGCCATTCTTAATGTAGCTAAGTTTTTGGTGATAAGTATTCTATTTTTAAAATGATAGAAACTTCGAAAACCAAAGGCTATACGCTTAATAACCTTGATTTTGTTATTGATTTCTTCTATGGTACCGTTAGTAAAGCCGTATTCCAAAGTATTAGCAATATATGATATGTATTTTTTTATAGTTTTAATTGAAGTTTTCATATAATCAGATACATTATCGTTGCTGCTACTAACCAGAACATTGAGGCTATTAAAATCTTTAGTCTTTAGGTAGTATCTAATTTTATTGTAAAGCAAATATGAAGCCTTTAACTGAGGATCCAAATCTAATAAGTATTCTATGATATCATACTCACTCATTAGGCGTTTAAATGACCTATGGTATTTATATGTAGAACTATCAACATTTGAAGCATCTTTGAGAAGAAGCTTCCAGTACTTTTTAAGTTTATTATAGTTGTTTTTATCCTGGTTCATAGCTCTAATCCTAGTTTTATTTAGTGACCTACTAAAAAGCTGGACTATATGAAACTTATCAATTATGATTCTAGCTTTACGAAATAAGGATTTAATCAGAGGTATGTAAGGGCTATACATATCAATTACTATAGTCTCAACGTTATTTCTAGCCAATTTTGAGTATTTTAAAAAGTAGTTTGTCAAAACATAAAGCCTTCTATCTTCAACGATATCAATAATATTACCAGTTTCCGAATTACAGAAGATAAATGACATAGCACCAGATGCGGACTTAACAGATTTAAACTCATCAAAGGATAGATGCTTAGGAA